GTTGAATCCAAAAAAGAAGGCGAACCACAGGGCGATATGGGGAAAGTGCGTGAATTGCTTGAGCAATACACAAAGGACTTTGCCAAAGATATGCAGGAGCAGAAAGGCTTCTTGTCCGATGTTGTTGATAGCTTAAAAGAACTTGTTCAAAAAAGACTGGCTAAAAAAGCTGAATCCAAGGGCCAGCCGAAAAAGGAAAAGAAAGAAAAGCCTTTTGTTAGCAAAGAAGAAAAGGCCATGTCTAAGAGCAGCGAAGGTCTTTACAAGACTTTCGCCAAGAAGGGTTCTGGCTACACTCACGACATCTATGTTGAAAAGGCTATTCGTGATTTGTGCAGTTGCATCAAGGGAATAAGCCCCCCTTCAACTCCATCTCCTGCGCCAGATGACGGTGGGGCAGCAGGCGGTGGAGGATCGGGCGGCAGCACAGGCGGTGGAGGAGCAGCCCCAGGTGGCGGCAAGGGCGGCAAGGGCGGCAAGGGCGGCAGAGATAAAACAAGAACAATGGGCGGTTTGCCAATTGCAGACGACTTGTACATCGTGAGTCAATTCGTCCATCAAATCACCAATGAAATGGCAATGGTTGAAAAGCACCTATTAGGCTTCAACACTTTAGGTGAAATCTTCAATGGAGTTATTGACAAAGAAAGAAAAATTGTTCAAGAAATGCGATCCATCAGTTACGAAATAGCCGGTGCGACAAAAGAATCAGATAGCCTAATGAGGTCGTTTGAAGACATTGGTTCGACTACTAAGCAAACTGGTGTTGATCGTGATGTATTTCAAAAGTCATACGTCAAAGCACTAAAGCATGGAATTAAAGACTTAAAGGTTGCCTCCAATATTGTCAAAACCCAATTGAACACTGAAAGGCAATTGGGAATGGAAGCTGGAAGTCTCGGCGATGAATTTGTAAGTTGGAACAAAGCCGGTCGCATGTCAGTGGGCCAACTTGCCGATATGGGTCGAGGTATGCGAGAAGTTGCTCGCAACACCGGAATGACCGGCGATGAATTGGCTACGGTTGTCAAAGGAAGCAAAGAATTTATTGACTCTTTAAGAAATGCTGCGACTTTATCTGCAACAGCCGCAAAAAACGTCATTGAAATTGGTGCTAATGCCAAGAAGCTGGGTATTGAAAGCCAAATGCAGCCTTTGCTGAAGGCGATGAGCAGTTCGTCCCACTTGATTCTTGAAGCATCAAATCAAACTAGAGGATTCTTGTTATCTGCCGCAAGCAGCGTTGGTCGAATTGATGAATTGATGAATGGCACAATCCTTCGGTCCAAAGCTGGCATTAAGGACATGGCAAAGGGCATGGACAATATGCTGAAACGCTTTGGCGTTGAAAGCATGGATGCCATTGACCAATTGTCAGATGATGCCAAGATGCGACTGAACATACAGTTAAAATCGACATTTGGAATCGAGCTTGGGGAATTGCGATCTCAATATGAGGCTCTGAATGAAGCCGGTAAGGGGATGGCAGAGCGACTGGCCGACATCAATAAGAAACGTCAACAGAACTTGACGCTGGAAGAGAAAGCTACGCTCATGGAAGATGAGCGTAGACTGAAGACCAGCAAGAATCTGGAAGTATTGACAGCTTTGGATGAAGCGGCCAAGGGTGCTAAAGACATGAATCAGGCCCTCGCCACCTTCGGCAAACGCCGGGGCGAGTTTGAGGCTGATTTGAATGCTCTGGGCCAAACCTGGACTAGCGAAGCCGATGTAGCACGAGGAGCGATCCAGAGTGCTATGGATAGTGTCAATGCCGGTCTAAAGAAGGCTGGCAAGCAGGAAATCAAGATTGACTCCACTGAAATTGAGCGGGCATTAAAAGACCCTGCGGCAATGCGGGAATTGACTTCACAAATCAGCAAAGGAGAACAGGAACTTGCGACCGCTCAAAAGTCACAACTTGATCCACTGACTGAAATGCAGCAATCTTTGAGTGAAATCAACGATAACATTAGAAATTATACAAATAAAACTTTTTCAATGTTTTTCAATAGTTTGATTGGCAAAATTGCTGTAATGGGTGCTGCAATCGCTGGCATCACTGGCGGTTTAGCTTTATTAAGCATGAGTCTTCTGACCAAATTAGACACATTCAAGCGTGTGTTGAAAGAAATGGACGTAAAGGGTGGCTTTTTAGAAGTAATCAAAGGCACGCTCTCGAAAAAACTGGTGCCGGATGAATCTGGAAGAATGCCTAACGAAAAAGGTTACATTAAGACAGAGGAGAAAAGTCTTTGGGGACTCATTAAGGGTTCTTTGGGCTTTAGAGATAAAGAAGATGCAGCAAAACCACCTGAAAACAAAATGGCTGGAAATCTTCAGCCAAAAACAGAAGCTAAACCTAAAGCCGATTCAGCATTAGACAAAGCTCTTGATTCAATCAAAAAAGATGAAGACATCTTCCCAAAAATGTTGGATGAACTTAAAGCCATTCACCAATGCGTTTGCACGGACAAATCAAAAGTAGTTTCTGACAAAGCAGCGGGACAAGCCAAGGCCGCAGCGTCTCCAGATAAATCAAAGTGGGCAGCAGATAAGGCAGCAGGCCAAGCCAAGGCTGCTTCTATGTCTCCAGAACAAAAAGTACAAGAACGTACCGCAAGAAGGATGCAAGAAGCTGAAACGAGAGTGCAAAAAAGAGATATTAAGCTCCAAAAGAATGACATCAAGTCACAAAAGGTCGGCGACAAAGTTCAAGATGCTCAACAGTCCTTAGTGGGCCGTCAAACAAAGATGTCCGCAAAGTCTGATCCTATGCCTGCTACGCCAAGCACAGAAGGATTCGACATTGCTGGAATGATGAGTTCTGGAAAAGAAATGGCCAAGGCTGCTGTTGGAGTAGCAATTTTAGGTCTTGGAGTTGTTGCTCTTGGAGCGGCTATTGTATTCTTGGCATCCAAGATCATGAAGGCTTTCAAACTAGACATCAAGACTGTACTTGAAACAGCAGCAGTCGTTGGAGCAGTTGCTCTTGCTGGCGGGGCAATTGCCGCTGCTGGTTTTGTTGCCTTTGAAGCTCTGAATTCTAGCAAAATGAAAGGCTTCACAGAAAAAGCCAAATCATCTTATCCACAAGTTCTTGAAGCCGCAGCAGCACTAATGCTGATTGGCCCCGCTATCGTTTTGCTCGGAGCAGCGGTTGTGGCAATGACTGGACTTATTTTATCTAAGCTGGGATTGAGCATTGGCTCAGTAGCCGAAATTGCTGGAGTGATCGTCTCTGTGGCTGGAGTTGCTGGCGCTATGGCAGCAGGAGCCAAGGCTTTTGTACAGTGTCTTGATGAACTTAAAACAAATCCCACTTGGAAGAAAATAGTTGATAATCCTGGAGCGATTGTTCAAGAAGTAGCCAAAGCAGCTTTGGCACTTGTGCTAGTTGGTGGCGTCATCATGTTGTTGGGCGTGGCCTTAGTCAAGATGGGCCAAATCATCATGAGCGTAGCTGGATTAGATGCCTCGACAGCAGTTAAGGTTGCCATGCAAGTCGCTGGATTGATTGTCGCTGCTGGCGCAATAGCCGGTGCTATCATTGGTGCATCTTTTGGATTGGAAGCTCTAGGAAAATTTGTTGAGCGTTCAAAAGGCATGAAAGACGACATGATTAAAGGTGCTATAGCACTTCTAGTCATGGCTCCTGCAATCACCGCTTTGGCAGCAGGCGTTGTTTGGATAAGTCAAAAAATAATGGGTGCATTTGGCATGGACTCTGGTACTGCTGCTAAAGCGGCTATGAACATTGGTGAATTGATATTAGCGGCAGGATTCATCTCTCTGGCAATTATCGGAGCATCAGTAGGATTGGTAGCCTTGGGAAGTCTTCTGGGTTCACCTATTGCGGCAGTAGCCGGTCCTCTAATGGCAACAGGAGCAATAGCATTGTTGATTTTAGCTCCAGCAATTGCCGCATTAGCAGTGGGCGTAATAAAAATAACTCAATATGTAATGAAGAAAGTCATTGACCCATCAGAAGCAGGCAAAGTAGCTGAAGCATTATCAGATGTAATTGGTGCCGCTGCTGAAATTTCTCTATCTGTAATTGGAATGGGCGCTGCATTGGCAGTTTTGGGATTTGCTGTAACTAGCGGATTGTTTTGGGCAATGGTTCCATTGGCAATGTTAGGAGCAGTAGCATTAGTAGCTTTAACGCCAGCAGTTGTTGCTTTGAGTGTTGCCATAATTGGAATGGCTAAAATTCTAACGAAAGGATCAGTTGGAGCAGAAGAAGCAAAAGCAACATCTGAATCGCTTGCTTCAGTTCTATCAAGTGCTGCAAGTATTTCTTGGTCGGTTATCAAAAGCGCTACATCTTTAGGTGTGCTAGGATTACTAGCTGGATTTTCAGCTATGGCGTGGGTGATTACTGGTGCCATGTATCTTGGTTCTAAAGCACTTCAGTTCTTGACACCTGCCGTGGTGCATATGGCAAATACGATCCTTAAAATCGCTGGTGATTTAATCGACTCAGGTGTAAGTCCTGCTCATGGAAAAGAAATTGTTGAAGGATTGACTTCAATATTAGAATCAGCAGGAAAAGTATCCGATGCTATAACTGGTTCGGTTAAGAATTTGAGCAAGCTGGGATTGCTATCTGGATATGCTCCATATGCTGCAATATTGATGTGGAATGGAGTTTCTGCACTTAAAGTGCTATCTTGGCCAGTACGATATTTTGTAAGCACAATTGTTGGTATATCTAAATCAATAGGGCATTCGCTTAATCCTAAACAAGCCTCTGAAATGGCAAATGGCATTGCTAATGTTATTGCATCTTGTGGAGCAGTAGCCGATCAAATAATTGGTGTCATTCCTAGATTGAGCAAGTTAGGATTGCTTTCTGTACTTGCTCCGTTTGTTGCACTATTGATGTTGGGTGGAGTCATCGCACTTGAATTGCTATCTTGGCCAGTACGATATTTTGTAAGCACAATTGTTGGTATATCTAAATCAATAGGTTCTTCGCTTAATCCTAAACAAGCCGCTGAAATGGCGAATGGCGTTGCCAATGTTATTGCATCTTGCGGGGCAGTAGCCGATCAAATAATTGGTGTCATTCCTAGATTGAGCAAGTTAGGATTGCTTTCTGTATATGCTCCGTTTGTTGCACTATTGATGTTGGGTGGAGTTGCTGCACTTAAAGTGCTATCTCTGCCTGTGCAATCTTTTGTAAGCACAATTGTTGACGTTGCAGCCAACATGAAAAAAGCAATAGATGTTGGCTCTGCCAAGTCAATGATTAAGAGCCTGACGGATGTATCAACTATTATTGAACTTGTCTCCAAGGTGTTAAACACCTTGTCTGAGAAGATCGTGCCTTTGACACAGGGCGGCTGGTTCAGTAGTTCTCCGATCAAGCAGATGACAAAAGCCAAGGGCCAAATGGAAGTGTTCTTCCCAGCTATGGTTGACCTTATCAGAACGATTGTCGATAAGGTTCGTGGCAGCATGGGCGACACTAAAGAATTGAAGAATGCAGCCAAAAGTCTTAATGCAATGGCAATGATTTTGAATGCGGCCATGCCGTCAATTTCAATCATGAGCGAAAAGATTGCACCGCTGACCCAGGGTGGATTCTTCACCGCATCGCCTATTGACAAAATTAAGTCGGCCATTCCTCAGTTCAACGGATTCTTCGATTCCGTTAGTGACTTCGTGAATACGATTGTCGCTTCGATGACAAAGATCAAGGATACGACTGGCCTGAAAGAAGCCGCCAAGAAAATGACCATGTTGGCTGTTGTTCTGGATTCGACCAGCAAGGCCATCGGTTCTTTGGCAAGCATGGTCGGATTGATGGACGATGGATTCTTCACCAAGTCGCCGATCACCAAGATTATTGAAAACAAAACCAAATTCGCCGATTACTTCGGACAGATCGCTGATTTTGTGAAGACGGGCATTGTTCATCCAATCAATAACGTATTTCCTGATGATGCACAATTAAAGAATGCCTCAACAATTGTACTAGCCTTAGCAAGACTGTTGTGCGGAACAAAAGTAACACTAGAAAATCTGGCATCAGTGATCGGATTGATGGAAGCAAAATCATTCTGGGAAGATGCCCCGATTGAGAAGATCATTAAAAACAAGGACCAGTTCAAGAAATGGTTTATTGCGATTGGAGAATTTGTTAACACTGGGATTGTCATCCCAGTTAATGATAAATTCAAAGACCCATCACAAATTTTAGCTGCGGCAGATATTGTCAATGCAATGGCTAAGATTGCCGCCAACATTGTCCCGATGATTAAGAATTTGGCTGCTGCAATTGCACTTGGCACAGATTCTTCTAGCTTCTTCTCAGACTCGCCAATTGCTAAAATACTGAAAAGTAAAGACGACTTTAGCATTTGGTTCCATGCTATTGCAGAATTCATGAGAGATGGAATTGTAAATCCGGTCAACAAGGAAATGGCTGGAGTTGACATCTCTGGTGCAGCGAAAACGATCACGGCTATGGCCAATATCGCCGCCAACATTGTGCCTTTGATTAAGAATCTGTCCGGTGCCATGAGTCTCATGAGCAGCCCAGATGAACGCTTTTTCGACACGGACTTCCCAATTGACAAGATTATGGTCTACAAGGATGAATTTGCCCTGTGGTTCAAGAGTATTGCCATCTTTATGAGAGACGGCATTGTAAATCCAATTTTAGAAGTGTTGCCAGAACCTCGCACCATTATGATGGCGGCTCAAATTCTGTCTGCTATGAGTCGCATTGTGTCTTTGATTCCTGTTGTCATCAACAGCATGGCAAACGGACTCATTCCTTTGATTGACTCTGGCATGTCGATGGAAGACACAGCGAAAGAAAAGCTAGAAGGAAAAACTCAGTTGTTCGGCGATTGGTTTAGAAGCGTAGCTGAATTTATGGTAAGTGGAATTATATCTCCAATTTTAGAAGTATTACCAGAACCTCGCACCATCATGATGGCGGCTCAAATTCTGTCTGCCATGAGTCGTGTTATAACTATGTTGCCAACCATAATTTCTAACTTGTCGGCCCTGTTCATTCCGTTAGACGCTGGCAGTTGCTTGAAGAGTTCGCCCATTCAAATGTTGGCTGCTAATACAGATATGTTTGCTGCATGGTTCCATTCCATCACATCATTCGTGCGTGACGGAATCTTGTATCCAATCATGAACAATCTGCCTACGGCAGAAGAGATCACTGCTGGCATGAGCCAAATGAGCAATATGTCAAAGGGACTTGATGCCGCTGAACAAATTATTGCTTATGTATCAGAGAGAATGAATAAGTTTTCGATCAATCCATTCTGGATGATGATGGCAAGCTGGAAGGCTTCAATGTTTGGATATGCCTTTATGGGCATAGCGAATGCCATCAATAACGGCATTCTTCAACCAATGAAGTTGTTGCCACCATCTTCTGAAATTGATGAAGTTGTGAAACAACTTGACGGAATGGTTCAGGCACTTAACAAGGTCGAAGAGGTCTTGGGTGCTATGGACATCGCCATGAAGTCCATTTCAAACTCTAACATAGACTTCTCTGCATTGGATAAGATGCCGATTCAGAAGATGGCGATGTTTGCTGCTGCCATGAAGGACATGACTGCCACAACTGGTAATGTAGGCATGAAGGACATGACTTCTGCCACAACTGGTGTAGGCAGTGCTGCAACTGGCGCAGGTGCTGGACTCAATCCGAGTGACAAGAATATTGAAACACAATTGTTGAGAGATCAGGCGATTGCTCAACAAACAATGGCAAAGTCTCTGAGCGAAATGGTCGTTGAGGCCCTGAGTGGCGACGGTTTGTTTGTTCGAGACAGATTGAATTTCAAGGCTCAAAACGACATGATTGAGATTCAGCGAGACGAAGCTAAGTCTACATTGATGCCAAGTGCCGCTCAGGTTGCTAAAGATAGTGGATTTGAAGAGTCCAATAAGAAATTCAATAGCTCGCAGCAAGCTCAAGCAATAAAGAATGCTCAAGCAAAGAATACTTCGTTCGCTATACATCGCAGTATTCAAGCAAAGAACAATCCTCTAAAGCCAGCCATTCAGTCGGTAAATCCAAAACCTGCTGCTGGCAATGCTGATATGCGTAGTGCCGCCGAAAGCATGAGAGATACGCCGATGCAAAGAGCTTTGGGCGATGAAGCTCGTGAACGCCGTCGTCGCAATCCATCCACAGATCGTCTTAAAGAAAGAAACGAAGCTCGTCGAATCAGAAGAGAACAAGCCGGATTTGAAACTGGCGGTGCGAAAATGCAATCGCAAGGTGGAAGCGTTCGTGGTTCGGTTGGTAGCTCTCGTGGTGAAGCTCATGGTCAAGGATTGATGACTGAGCAAGCTATGGCTAAAGCTATGGAGCGTCAAGCAAGGGAAGCACAAGGCGACCAGCCTATTGGCTACAAGTTGGCCAATGCAGCCAGTGCGCAACAAATTGCAAACCAGGGAATGATGCCTTCAATTGGCGCTCCTCAGATGGGAACATCTGAAACAGATGCTCTATCGGCTTTGAGCAGATTGGTCAACCAGCCAACATCTGCTAGTGGCATGATTGCTCAGGGGCCAATGAGTGTTGAGCCGATGTCTGTGGCGGGAGCCGGAGAATCGCCAGCAAGTGTTCGACCTATTGCACAAACGTCTCCAGCAATTCCAGACATACAATCGGCAATTGCTGGCGACAAAGCAGCAACGTCGCCAACCAAAACGGAGATCACATCTCCTGAATTGGGTACTATTGCATCTGAAGCAGGGGACCACAATGCGAAATTGGATACATTGATAACATTATTCCAGCAAGTTTTGACAGCTTTGAAGCCGACAAGCACTCCTATTACAAGTGGTGGTGGAGTTAAGGGTGACACTTCAACTCACGATGTGGTACACAAACCAGCTAACTTTTTCAAAAATCCAGTTGGTTTAGTAACTCAAACTCCAGGCAAAGCAATCCTAAACGTAGGAACACCTAAAGGATAATCAATGAAAGCAACATTACCAGCAGGTAATTTAGTACCAATCCAAGATTGTTACATTGAAATTGAAAATACAAAAGTCATAATGAAAATTATGCCAGATATATCCGACTCTAAGAGCGTGAGTTATCCTGATGAAAACGCTATTGGTAGGTCGATGCCATTCAAGAGTTTTCAAAACTCTGAGAACAGGTCGATTTCTTGGACGGCTCACTTTGTCATGTGCAAAGAAGAAGATCGAGAGGATATTATCCAAACCCTTAGACTTTTTGAGGCTTGTACATATCCAATGACTGAAAATACAGGTGGCGCACCTTATTCGCCACCTCCTATTTGTAAATTGAAATGTGGAAGATTGTTATCAGAATTTGAACCCGTATGTGCTGTGATGAAAAGCTACTCTGTTAAGTTCGATACAAGTGTGCCTTGGGATGATGATGGATACATTCCTTACAAATTAGATGTGGATATGCAATTTGAAGTTGTCTATAACCAATCTCAACTGCCGGGCTTTGAAAAAATCATGAGTGATGGAAGTTAATCAGGAGGAAATATGGCAAATTATACGACATCCACAAGAATTGATACTAGAAGATTTGTGCCAATCACAAGTCGCTATGCTGACATGCCTGTAATTTACTACACAGAGAATAAAATTCTCACCTTTCCAATTTACAAAAAAGAAAAAGAAAAAATCAAACCGGGCGACAAATATTACATCGTTACATCTGGCACGGAGTACCGACCTGATTTGGTTTCACACACAGCTTATGGAACAGTTGATTTGTGGTGGAAAATTATGGAAGCCAATAACATCAAAGATGTATTTGACTTCAAAGCTGGACTCAACATTAAAATTCCTGACGCATTATTTGGATAACTATGCCTTGTTTAGTAAATTGTATTGACGCATACAAATGCGGGGACTTACTGGAAGCCTTCCCCGGCGCTATCTTTGCGCCTTATGTTGAATTAAATTTCGGCGGGAAAAGAATCACAGTTGGAAACAATTCAGCACCACCCAACAATCATGCAACCATTAGTTCTTTTGAATTTGGCTTCATGCCAGGATCAACAGGTTATGGTGCTAAGTTTGAAATAATTGACCAAGGCGGCGTAATGTCGAAAGACATTATCAAGGCTATCAATAAAACTGCAACATTGGCTGCAAATGAAACAATGCAGACATATTTTGATTTTGGATGGATCATAAAAACATGCGATGGAACTACAGAGTTCTTGACGGCCACTAAATTAACCACGGCAAAATTACATGGAATGATTATGAAGGTAGAACAAACTTATGAAGGTGGAAAAAGTAAACTTACATTCACTGTAGAGGCTCCATCATCAGCAACAACTCCAGAAGTTAGACATGATGATACCGAAGGTGATGAAGCTCAAAAGATCACGCTGAAGGAAGCACTAACAGCACTGTTTACAGAGCATCATCCCAAATTCAGTTCTGTTGAATTTAAGAACAAAGATGGTGGAGACCTTGAATTCAAAAATTCCGATGGTGGCGCACTAGGGCCTAAGTCTTCTTGGCCACACAATCAACAAAACCCACTATCTGTTGCTCGAACTTGGTTGAGTGCTATCACATCAAAAGATGGCAAAGGAATTTTGATTTGTTATAACCCTACAACTAATTCAATTGTTTTTCAAGAAGACAAATCAGAAAGAGGGTGTTGCATCAATCCAGTAGGAACATATATTGTGAATGGTGGAAATTGTTCGCCAGTTCTGGAATTTAATCCTACTCTAACATGGGGGCCTTTGGGAATTCCTAGTACCGGCGCACCGTCCGGCAGTAGTGCTAGTGGCGATCAAACTGCCATAGTAGAGCCAACTGTTGATGTGCAATTAGCAGGCACTCAAGATAGCCCAGCCATTCAACAACATGAATGGCAATATCGACATCCAGAATCTTTAGCAAGTGGAGCCTCTGAAGGACATTCTGCTCAATTAGAAACAAATAGAACTGTAGAAGTATTGCCTGGATTTAGCGCACAACTAAAAATTCATGGAAATCCTAAATTTTCTGATCCAATTGATATGATCGGAAAATCAGTTGGCGTTATTGTTATAAACCCATTTCATATTGACGATCAATGTCAATGGGTTGTGGGACCAACTTGCAATCCAATTATGAGCAATAAAAATTACATGATACAAGGTGTTAATCACCAGATTTCTGGTGGAAGTTATGTAACCACATTGCAATTATTTTTGTATCAGCCCAACAAAGACCAAGATTACGATCTTCCGCTTGGTGGCGAAGATTGCGGAACAGAAACATTCGTGGATGGCTTGGGAGCTTCACTTCCAACCGATGCTAATGAATAAGGATAATTAAATGTCGGTAGCAAGACAAGAATATGTAGAATTGCTAGAGCGTCGGATTGCTTCGCTTGAGAATCAAATTGGCGGCGTAGCTTACAACATGAAATCTGTTGCTAGACAAGAGCTTGTTGCTAATGCTTCTGTTATGGAACAAGCAGAAATGCAATTTGGCATGTACACAGCTTTGTGTATAGAAACAATTGACATTTGGAAGCAGAGTCGAGTTCGTTTCTTTTCTCCTTTGTTTCATGATCCAAAAATGACCATTAAAAAGTTACCGTGGGCCAGTCCGGTTTCTAACTTAGGAGGCTTTGATGATTGTGGTGCAACTTGGGTTCCTCCTGCTGGATGTACTCTTTGCATCATATTTGAAAACGGCAACCGTGCGTCACCATATTATATTGGCACAACATGGCATAGAAACCGTGGCCCCGATGGAGGACACAATTGGGGATATAACATTGAAGAATACTATAAAATTTGGGAAGGTAAAAGAAAAGGATACTTAGTCGGACCCAATGATGGTTCTCAGGTGTTTCCACCGTGGAATACAGAAAACTATAACGGGTTCGATCTGTCATCTCTTGTTGACTTTGCTGACAATCCTGAAGCACAGAAGTTAATCACCTATCCAAACATCTTTGGCATTAAGACGCCAGAGAAGCATTACATCAAGATGGTGGATGGCGATCCTAAGTGCAATAGAAAATGGAAGCGGTTTGAAATCATGTCCAGTTGCGGAAACTGGATCATGCTTAAAGACGATCACCTGCATTATGCAGGTCAGTGGTCGCACCCACAGTGCGGAGTTCCAGATGGAGAAACAAGTTGCGTAGAAGACGCTGCCAATAGCTCTCAAGAAGACAAACTGAAGGACGGATTTGTGTTTACAAGTCTGCCGCTGGCTCTGGGTGACACGGTCAACCCGCTTGCTCAAGCGATAGCCAACACACCAGACATAACGCCAAAACAAGGAAAGAAGAAAGAAGAGGTTCCTTGCGAGGGCAAAAAGAGCAACAGCAAGATTATTGGTGGACATCCTTCTACTGGTGCGCCGAATACGAAACACTATAAGTCTCAGGTTGGAGCAAATCCATTCTTCAAGCATAGCCAAGAATGTCGTCCATACAAGGGACCGCCAACTCCACAGAACAATACTTGTGATTTACCTCAAACCGGCATTCAGATTATGTCTATTAGCGGACATACGTTCGTCATGGACGATTCTGTTGAGGAGCCATCAGGAGAACCTACCTGGGATAGAGAGTTTGATTTTGGTTGTAATGACCATTATGTGGGCCGAACGTATTGGAAGTCTGCCACGGGCCATCTCATTGAGATGAGTGATGTGGAAAGTCCTCCAGGCGATGATGGGGCCAAATTGCGTGGCAAAGACAACTATATCAAGATTTTGACTGCCACTGGCAACAAAATCGAGTTAAACGATCACACAGAGTCCCAGAAGGATTGCCCTGGTTGCCCGCCAAACATTGCCGGTTCTGAACGTGGCATTCACCTAAAAAGCACCAGTAATCACACAATTGATATGGTGGACGAGACGAATGAGCAATGCGCCCCATGCCGTATGGAAGGTGGCGTGCCGATTCCGAAGGCGAAGAAGGCTTTCGTTAAAATCCGAACAGGGTATGGCCTGGAGATGATGTATCATGATGATGATAGCCAAGAAGAGACAAAGCAACAATACATTCAAATATTCTGTCCTCAAAAGGACAACGAAGAACGTGGCCCACACATTCACAGGTATCAGGAGGCCCCATCGGGTCCAGGTCTTGTGTTCCTGCGTGTGGGTGGAAACTACATTGTTTCAACTTACGACAACCACATTACTATTGTGGGCGACGAAGAGAAAAATCCATCAGATTTGATGGAGATAGTAACCAGAACCAACCTCGTATATACCAAAGATGTGTACCTCAACATCACCGATAAACTCCATCTGTTTTATGCCAAGGAAGTCATATTGCTGCTGGCTGGAGAGGATTGTAGTCCTCCTCCGGGTTGCGGCGGTTGTGGTGGTCCAGACCCGTGCTTCGGAGCCGTTATTGTTTACGACTTCTGTACTGGCTGCGTGAGGATTAGTGACCGTGTGTTTGCCAGTACATCTGGAAAGGCACAGCAATTGTCAATCTTCCAGTTGGCACCGTTCATGAAATGCCCGCCATGCTAATGGAGATTAAATGAGAATATTCCTCGGTGTGCCATATCCCGTCGTAAAGAATGCAAGGGGCTTTCTTTATTCTCAGGATGGGATTGACCAGATTAAATCCGATATGTTGGTTCTTTTATTGACCAACCCAGGCGAACGGGTGATGAACCCGGATTTCGGTACTCCGCTGCGCAAGTTGATTTTTGAACCTAATGATGCTGCACTAAGACTTCAGGCAAAAAACATGATAATCAACTCAATTAAGAGATGGGAACCACGAATTGCCGTCACAAACATTGAGGTTAACTCGAAGGTTGACAAGGATTCCTTGAATAAAGCAGATCAAAAACAAGACCTTGAGCATATTTTGTTCATCCGAATCATCTTCGTAGACCCACAAAACATTAAAGAAGTGCAAGAACTACTGCTCGAAGTGCCACTAGGGGGAACATAATGGCGACCAATAACTGTCCGTTTGATATTACACCATACACTCAGTCGCAGATTATCACGACTCCGAACATCTTTAATTTGAACTATACAAATCAAGATTTCTGGTCGATGAAAACCCGACTGATTGAATTTACAAGACAGAAGTTTGACAAGGAATTCTCAGACTTCGTAGAGTCGTCGCTTGCCATTATGCTCATCGAAAATTGGGCATTTTTGGCTGATACTCTGTCTTTCAAAATGGACCAAATTGCCAATGAAGTATTCATTGACACCGTTACAGAAGCAGAAAACGCATTTCGGTTAGCAAAGCTAGTTGGCTTTAAGCCACAACCGCCTATTGCTGCAAGAACGCTATGGACTGCGAGTCTGAACAATCCGGTTTTAACTGATGTGGTAATACCTGCTCCGTTTGACTTAAAAATCAGCACTGGAAATAAACAATTGTCTATTGAGTTGTTCCCTGCTGATGCTGACAATAACCCAATATTCGACCAAGACATTGTGATTCCTGCCGGTGGTGTGGTAAATGCAAGTATTGTTGGACTAGAAGGAATTACTCGTTCTTCAGAATCAAGTGGCAATGGTACTGTAGCTCAGACAATCGCCTTGAATGAATTTCCTGTAATTTACGATTCCGTAAGAGTGGAAGTTGATGGAGTATTATGGACTCAAGTTGATTACTTCACCGATTCTCAACCAAGACGAGAATACCGACTGGAGTTCAATTCCAATTATAAAGCATTTGTGATTTTTGGAAACAATCGAGCCGGATTGATTCCATCTCAAGGAAGTAAGATTTTTATTTCCTACCGTAAAGGTGGAGGTTCAATTGGAAATGTAGTTAGTGGAACCATTGAAAAACAAACCATTGTCAATGTTCCCGGACTATCTTTCAGTGTGCCTATTGGATTGAGAAACTACACCAAGGGTGAATTTGGTTATGACGGCGACACGATTGAAGACATCAGAAATAAATTGCCAGCTTGGGTAAGAGTACAAAATCGAGCAGTCACCGGATTAGATTACAAGACGTTGACCGATCAATTTGCTACGGCTTACCAGGGTCAAATCGGCAAATCCACAGCAGTATTAAGAAACTATGGTTGCTCAGGCAACATTGTTGACTTGTATATTTTGGCATTGAATGGAAACGAAAAACTCCAAGAGGCAAGCAATGAGCTAAAGGTAGAATTAGAGAACTACATAGATTCCTTGAAAATGTTTACAGATCACGTCTGCATTCGTGATGGGCAAGTGGTGGTTGTCGATACAGGACTTGATGTTGTGATGGATCGGTTCTACCGAAAGTTTGAAGATGAATTGAGAATCAAAATTCAAAGAAGACTTGATTCTTTCTTTGCATTGAATAATTGGGAATACGGTCAGACCCTAAGAGATTCAGACATGATTAAGTCTCTTTCCGACTTGAAAGAGATTCAGAGATACGAAGTCAATTTCATTACGAATGATGCCGCTAATGGCGGGAATAGAGTGACGACTAAGTTCTACGAAATTATCCGGCCCGACACAACGGATATTACATTCACATACGAGTAAGGAGAAGGTTGTGGCGACACTGACAATAAATGACAACCCGTCTATTTCGGACACGATTGTATTCACTTTGCATACACCAGATGCTCAAGGCTGCTTCACGTCTAATCCTTACAAAGTCAATCGTCTTGTCATCTATTATGTAGAACGTGATTTCACCAGCGGCAACTTAAATGAGTATCAAAACAAAACCTATGACTTGGAAAAACTGAAGGCCGCTGAAGTTGCCGAGGCCACAGCTTGCGCCACGCCAAATGATGCAAACATAGCAGAGGCCAAAAGACTTCGATCTATTGCAGAAAGCAATGTGGCGGTTTCCCCATTCTTCTTTAACGAAGCATCTCCAGTTCACATCGTAGGCAATGATCGCTTCCCAGCGTGGCTTACCACTGATCTGGACAACGCATTTGTTGATTTGGTAGATGGCGTTTTTGGTCAATACGCCTACACATGGCAACCACAAGGTATGCGTGAAGGTGACTATTTCATCTGTTGGACTTGGACGCCGTTAATTGCTGGCGATAGCTTGTCGGCACATGCTAGGTTCACCCTAAAGGGCGACACACAAACCACCACCAGTATTCCATCGCACTTTACCAATCCAGATAAATACGAAACGCTGCTTGAGCGGTACACTCCCGATATGTTCAAGATGGTCATGTCAGAAAACGACCGCACGCCTGACGTATTGGACAAGTTCAACAAAGCAGTTGCTTTGGGATTCAATACTTTAGAAGACCTGGGCAATCAGATTGTCGATCTCCAAGACGCTAACTCAATCCATGAAGCCTTGATCCCGTATTTGTCCAATTTGTTTGATCTCAAACTGAAGACAGACGACCCTACACGTTGGAGAGGTCAAATCAAACGTGCCGTTCCGTTGTACAAAATGAAAGGAACGAAGAAGGGGTTGGCCGAAGCGTTAGAACATGCGGCTATCACCATGATGGGATTGACCCAATTGTGGGAGATCACTTCATCTTATACATGGCAAGAAGTGGTCAAATTCGATGGAACGAGCGACACATTTGAGCTTGAAAAGGTCGCATTGCCTATTGATTACGACAATTTTGAATTGTGGCTAAGACCTGCGGACAGTTTAACTTGGGTTGCGTTAAGTTCAGATTATGTTGAATTTTTGACCAGTGATGGCATCACCTATATGACATGGGCGGGAAGTGGCCTGTCTATTGAACCAATCGACCTTGTTGACGGCGATGAAATAAGAGTATTGTACAAATATTCAGAAATTATTGATCCGACCACACAAGCAATAGAAAACTATGTTAGGTCATTGCCTTTAATGGACCAACGAGATGAACGAGATCAAGTTTATCCTTTGAAGAATTGGAATGTTCGAGTAATCCCTGAAAATGATTCGATGTTTGACTTGGTGATTCCAACTCGCCACCCATACCATGAATTTTTGGTATACGGAAAAGTACGAACTGAATTCCCATATAGTGAAAACATCTACAACATGGAAGAGTACAACGGCAGCATTCGTAACTCTAAGTTGCCTTGTGATATTGACCGCAACTTCGTTGATCCATGCACCGCCTGCATTAGCAGCAATTACAACATCGACTTAGAAATTGAAAACTTGTCAGATGATCGCATTCTTGAAGCAAAAGAAGTTCTTCGAGAGTTTTCGCCTTTCCATGCCGTATTGCACACCTTCAACTTTATTGGTGGCATCAACGAATTCGTTGAATCTCCACTCGAAGAAGTAGAAGCATTAGTATCAATGCAGGGCAGCGAGTTTGTCATTGCGGGTGAGGGCCAACAATACTTCAATCGAATCATGAGATTGGTTGAGACGACTGGTATTCTTAGAGATGAACTGGCAGACAAAACGGTTGCTGTGACAACTACCACTGGCACGGCGTACAACGATGAAGTTGTATTGTTCTGTCCTGACTTGCAATTGGATCGCATCGGCATGGCATTAGATGGCAGCGCCACAATGACTGTGTTTGCTCCCTCTATTCTTTCTGGCGGATACACAGTAGACAATCCGAGGGGCAATGCGGCGTCGGTTACTGGCGTAATCAATGTAAACTTGATGGTGACAAGCAATCAGGCTTTCACTTTTGACATCGACAATTTGGTGTTGGATGGAACATTGTGTAACATTGCTCAAGACAACATCTTTGTCATTTCAGATTCCACTAAAGATTTTGGATTGCTGGGAACTGAATCTACGTTTGACGTAGATCAAGGGACTGCAATAACTGCATGGAAAGTTTTGATTCCGGCTTATAGCGGCACGCCATATGTGATTAAAGACATACAGCCAGATGGAAGTTTGGTTTTGACCAACGATGGCACATTGTCTAGCAACAATGCTTCCAATGTAACCTATAGTTTGATTCGCAACTTGACAACAATTGTCACAAGTACAGTTGGTGAGTTTAACGTCACCAAGCGTGGTCGTGTGACTGCTTTGAGTGGTTCGGTGCTGCCAATTCGCAATGCAATACGACTGGATAATACATTCCAAAAGATCAACTTGGAAGAATACCCAATTCTTGAATTTGTAGATGGGACAACTGACCAGTATTACATCGGCAAATATTATGACAATATGGGCAACAATCGAGGCGACATCAACAACACCAACTTACGGGTCAACCAAAAAGTTGCCGAAAAACAAGTTGGTTATCTACATTATCGAGGCTTAAAGCTACAGATGGCAGGCAATTTAGAGTCCAGTCTGGGAATCCAAAACGGTGCTAACTCTCTTGTTGTTGTGGACGAAGGCATTGAAAATAATGAATTCAGAGAGAATTTCATTGTTGTTATTGGGTCTGACAGCTACTTCATGGATCAAATCGACGGAGATAATCCATCAGGATTTACGACCTTTACATTATCTGGCAACCCTTATTGGTGGAAAACATTAAATTTAGGTGGAACATCCGTCAACGTGACTATTTACAAATACACAAAGAATGGTGCAACTATAGCTGGACAGCAATTCAATTTGCCTGCACATACTTTTCGTACATTGGATCGGGCTGGACGCCCTGTGATTGATCGAGTGGATCAAGACGGGACGGTGACTGGATTAAGTCTGCCTGAAGGGAATCAAATTAACGAATTCGTTCAACAAACTGAGGGGATCGCCTTTAGCATTGAATATGCTGACGGAACTACCGAACAAGGAGAGATATGATAGAAATTACTGACGGGTTGAAACCCTGCGGGTTCGTCCAAGCTATAATTGATTATGAGTCCGGCGAACGAAAGATCGTTGAATTCCCCAATACTGTATTGACGAAAGGGCGAGAGGCCCTAGCTTCTTGTTTGGCTCGTGACATCGGTGATGGATTCAACTTCTACGTCAATCGAATGTTATTTGGCGACGGCGGCACAGCAGACGGTTCCACCAAATTTGTGGCGACCAGTCGAAATGGTTTGTTTGGAATTACCCAAGCCAGCAAACCAGTTGTGGCCTCAGTTGATCCCAATATTCCTTCGCAAGTGATTTTCACATCTGTAATTGCCTTCTCAGAAGCCAATGGTGCGGTTCTTAACGAAATGGCACTACAAATGGCAAGTGGGAATCTATACAGCATGGTGACATTCCCGGACTTAACCAAGACTGCGCAAATGCAGATCACTTGGAATTGGCGATTAACTTTTGTATAAACACAGGAATAAAAATGAAGAATTTTTGGTTAGAAAGAGCAGAGAAGAAAGAAGCCGCAGCGATAGAACGAAGCCTTGAGAACATTCTCAGTAATTACGTTCTGTATGCCACAATCGGACTGTTGAAGGAATTTCCCCCTTCCAACACAATTAGTCCAAGTGTCAAAATCACAGACAAAGATTTAAGTTACACCTTGACTATGGATGCCTGTGGACCCTGTAGCACAATCATTATTGATACAGGACACTCACACTTGGCAACGAGCTATGGTTCATCAATTGACACGGTGGTTGCATCAATTGACACGGATGGCTTTCCAAGAGATGCGAGCAACACAATGACTACTTGTAGCCCACAAATGACAGACAGGTGGGCGATGTTGTCGATGTTGTCTTCTTCCAGCTTTTTACTGGCTACAGACGTATCTTTTCAGAAAGAATCAGAACGTGTCGAAGCCGAAGGTTGGGTTTTAGACGTTTAAGCAATAGATACGATAATCAAGGAGAGCCATGCCAGATTTAAGCCAATTACCAGTACCGCAATATAACGCAGATCAGCCGTACCATTGGGAATATGACAATTTACCGTTGAAGATTCTGGCAGACAGAGATTTAATCATCAACGCTGAAGTCGATGTCCAAGGAGCGGTTCTGCGTGAAACCGCAGGTACACAGGGTACATTGGCCAATCGCTTGGCTCAATCCATTGATGAAGATGGCAATTTGATTCCTGACGCTATAGATCAGGCATTGCATAATATTGCCGAACATACAGACGGCACGAAAAGCGTCTCAGGTCCAGAATTAGCTGACTATATTGCTCTAGGGTTTCCCGCCTTAACGAACCCTGTGAGCTTTGTCAGAATGCTTGCTTCAGAGCGAGACAAGCTGGCTCTGATCGCTGATGAAGCTACAAATTTGATGATGTCAGTTGAGACAATATCGAATATTATACTTTTTGAAGAAGGCACAATAGAACTTGTATCTTCACAAAGCGTTAATTGGGAAGTCGAAGCACCAAACAAGGTCAAGGCTGTACTGACAGTCTCGACCGAGTTTGCCCACCGACACTATTACGATCTAACGCCGGTAATGCTACCGACAGATGATTTGGTGCCTATTGACTACAAACTCTTCAAGGTTACTTCAACGGCTACGCCATATATTGAAGACAGTCTTCGGGTATATGTTAACGGAGTTCGATTGAACCGCAACTACAGCGTTTATTATCCAAGCAATCCCATTTCAACATGGAGCTTGAATTCTTTCGCCGCTGATGCCACAAACGGTTTGTTCACCCTGAGCAATCCAATTACCGATGCGGATATTATCCAGATCGACTTCGATAAAGCCTTAACCTAATCTCCAATCAGGAGAATCAATTTGAAAATGTATAGCCACAAAGACCTTAAATGTGGTTTTGTGATACTCTGCCCTGAGCATACCGTAGGGCTACTTAAATGCACTGTGAATTCAATCAAGTGTCGCTACCCAGACCTACCAATGGTATGCGTTACAGATGACTCAGCGACCGCCGCAGACATGAAAGAAATGAAGGCCATTTGCCCAACCTACAAGGGCAAATCAACCTTCTCGTCTCTTATCAATGTTGGAATGAGACATGCCCCAGCCGAATGGAGTTTCATCCTCTGTGCTGGAGTTACCGTAAACTGGAAAATGGACGAACGATTCTCCTACTTCACAGAGAGCGAAAAAGACATCTTGTTTCCGATTGTCGAAAAGAAGGCCCACTTCGTTGACGCTACCCTCAATGGTCTTTTCATTAACAAAAAGACCTGGAAGGAAGTAGGCGATATGGCTAATGAAGGCACGTTTGAGGAAATCAAAATCATGTGGGCCTTAGAAGCCATTGATAAGGGCGTCAAATTCAAAGCCATCGCAGGCAGCAAAGTCTGCTAGATTAGGCCATACCGATACCGCCACCGACGATTCTCGGTATGCTTCCAGTCTGCTACCTCTTGTAGATAGACGTACAAATCTTCCCACGATCCGAACATGCAGGTATGTGGAATAAACCCATAATACCACAGTGGAACCTGCGCCTTGCCCTGTGGACAAACCAGTAGGGTGGGTTTTTTGTTGTTACTACTAAAGATGATCTCATGGTGAGTGCCAGTTGTCGGCACCCCTTTAGGCAAATATGACACCAAGAAATCTGACCGTTCGACCATAATCAGGTCTTTGGAGACAAAATCCTTAGCGATCCTGGTCATCGTCTCGAAGTCGCACCTGTCACGAGCTTCCGTTAATGTCGGAACCCATTGTTGTTTAGAGTCCGCAAAAGGGTCAAATAGATTGACCCCAAATCTCTCAACTAGAACCTTCGTCGGCTCCGTCCTCCAGTTATGGTGGGTGGAGTCGTTCTCTATAGGCCCGCCCAAATAACATCGGGCATCTTTCAATGGGTTTATTTTCATTGTATCCTCGCTATTGGAAACTCTACTATAGCAGCTTTACAAAAAGGAGCCAATATGTCAATCGAAAACAACAACAAATTGTTCGCAGAAATGGATGAAGTCTTGAAGAATGAAGTAGCACAAAGGCACAGCTATTTCCAACTCAAATACTTCGTAATAGGCAAAGAGCCTACTGTACAGTCAAAAATGTGGCAGTGTCTTCGAGAATTGAAGTCACGCCGAGAGTCCCTGGGCGCTATTGAACTTGAGGTAGAAGACTCAAAAGACAAGCTGGAACTACTAGATATTTCCATCGAAAAGATTGATCTCGCACGTCCTAACACCGACGAACTCACCCAGCGGGAGAGCGACATCAGAATTCGACAGATCGAGAGGCAGAAGAAGGCTGCTCAGGCGAACCTACTACAACTCGCCGAACGTAAAAAATGGCTGGAGGAGGAATCCCGATTCTTCTTGGAAACATACAAAAACCTTCTACGGATTGAGCCTCTGAAGCACTTTGATGATCTCGACTCCCAGAAACAATATTGGGGCGAGCGACTGGCTCAGAAACTTAACCTCAAGATGTTAACCCAAAATCAACTAGATACCGAACTGGTGGAAACCATTGTCGCCTTGCCAGATGACATGCCCATCAAAAAACAAGCTCTTGGAACGCTGGAACTGCGACACGCCAATATGGTTCATCAATTGAAATCGACGATGCAGCATATCGAAGCAATCGACAGCAAACAAGAGGAAAAAAATAAGGAGAACTAATGGCCGTCACAAGAGTTGCATCTACCGATACAGGATATACGACCGGATCATTGTCGTTATTCCCACAAGCTAAAGACTCGAAATTCCAGCTATATCAGGCGAGCAACAATTGCCAGACGACATTGAAGCAAAGCCTCACTTATGCTGGCAAATATATCGTAGTAGAAGATAACAGCCTATTTCCCGACAGTGGAATATTGAGAGTTGGACCGCCGCCTGGAAAACCAGGTGCTGCGGAGATGATATATTATGAAACAAAAACCGCTGGTGTATTTCGTAACCTTATTCGAGGCTTTGCCGGGTCACGTCAAAACCCTTGGCCTGTAACAAGTTACGTCACAAATGCCGTCTTTGCGGAGCATCACAATGCCACCAAAGATGCGATAATTCAGATTGAGAGAGATTTGGGAACGGAGGGCTTGCCGGACCCATTGTCACTTAACGGCATTCTGAAGGCCCAGGAGAATCGTTTTTTGTCTCCTCGGCCTTTGTTCCGTGCATATCCATTCAAAGGCGAACCGCCGCTGAAGGTTAGATTTCAAAACTTCAGCACGGGGCCACTGATTCGATATTTGTGGGATTTTGGAGACGGTACAACCTCAATCGAGAAATCGCCGACTCACACCTTCCAAAAAGAGGGCATATACACGGTCAAGTTGAATATTATCACGTCTCTGGGTGCGCAGGGCGTCATTACGAAGACTAACTATATCACTGTGTCTGAAGAAGAAAAACAGCCTTTTTTCTATGTGACGCCGAACCAGGGATATTCAGTTCAAAAAGCAGAAGCAATGACTGCTGGTGGAAACCCAACTGATCCGACTGTATTTACATATGTGGATCAAACAGACGGCGACATCATTCAAAGATATTGGATTTTCGATGGTCCGGGAAAACATGATGGGCAAGATGTTCCTACTCAGAGCATTCCAGAATACGACCCGAACATTCACACAACCAGTTTTGTATATGACAGTCCTGGAGATTATGAGCCTTCTTTGTTGATCTTATTTGAAAGCCAGAGATTGCAAAGAGCGTTCTTGAAAGACAAAATTACGGTGACATAATGACAATACCAGTAGCCTCTACATATCCGACCACAGTTGACACCAATCAGAACTTATATCAAGTTCATGACTCGCTCAGGGTGCGTCTAATCGAAGACTATAACCCAGGCGATACTTCAATCACTGTGTTCGGCGACGAACCTACTATGCGTGCATTTAATGCTACTGGCATTATTACGCTCACAGAACAATGCAGCGAGCCAGAATATAGAGCCATTTCCTTTTACTATGGTTCTAGGACATTAACCACATTCGATCAACTAGAGTTGTTGCCTGGGTTCGTGGATGTAGCAAAACCAAAGAGTTTGACAGATGTGACGCAGAACGTCATGTCGGTGCATCACAACTCTCTGAAGGATGCTTTGATTGCCATTGAACACTTTGCTGGCAAAAAGGGCGAAGTGGCTTTGCGACCATTAGAAGGAACAATGGAGCAAAGAATCAATTACCTTCGCAAATTGGCTTTGGCTCCGAAGGCGTGGTTCAGAGTAAATAAGACCATAGGACTTGCCCCCTTAACTGTGGAGTTTGAAGACCAGAGCTTCCGATTGGGTGGCGATGGCACTTCACACGCAATTGAACATCTATGGGACTTTGGCGACAACAGTGGGCCTTCTATTATCACCATCAATGAAGATACAGAAGTTCCATCTAACATCAATGATGTCTTAGTGAAAGACACGGATGGTGGAACAATCAGAAAAACATACACAAGACCTGGAATTTACACTGTGACTTTGACCGTCACAAATAATTTCGGTTCAGACAGTGTTACATTTGACGATATTATCACGGCTCGGTTCCCAGCCCCAGATTACGCAGTCGTTAATTTTGTTCAAAGAGCAGGACAGATAGTTACTCCTGGATCACCAACTGGTGGACCATACACAACAACACCGCCAAAAATTCGTGCAGCAGCCAACACCATTATTGATTTGACCATCTCTCCTGGAATAAATTCATTTACAGGAAGAACATACGGTGGAGAAGCAGTAGATGGAACAAACACTCCGATTGATCCCATTCATGACTACACATGGTCCTTGTCTGACGACTTAATTCACAATAACGCCTCAAGTGCAAGAGCGGTATTCAGTGTTGGTGGAGTCTATGACTTAAATCTAAGAGTAGATACAGAATTTGGCGCTTACAGAATCACAACTTATGAAGACAGCTTTGACGTTGTTGAAAAAGTAAACCTTTGGTTGTGGACTTACAACAACGCTAATTCTGTATCATCTTCTGAATTCGGAATGGTAAGCGAAACATTCAAAGCAAAAGGCGCAGGTAGTCTTTCATTGGGCGTTGATGATTCGTTCCTGACAGGGCAATTAAACGAAACACAACAGAAGCGTGAGTTCCACAGAAATAATGGATTCGCACAAAGAGGGTCGGCAGCATCGGGGGCTGGTGGTGTGGGACTGCTATATTGGGCCAGTGGCAGAAGCAGCGTTGACAGCCCAACGACTGAAGAAATACTAATGTCTGAATACAACGGATTTGTTGAAACATACACATCTCGACCTTCTATTTCACGTCCTTGGAATTGGATCAGCTTTGTATCAACAGACAGTCTTTATTTCTTTTTAGGTGGAGTAACTGGTGCTATTTCTCCACTTACATCTCCGACAAACCAAGTCAAAAATAGAATGCTGTTAAATGATCTTTCTGTTTCTTCTTCGACATTAGCAAACGCCAATTACAAAAACGGTGCTGATGAATTGATGAATAATGAGGTCACATACAATATTTCTGCCGAGCCAGAACAAGGACACATGAGCGTATATCGTTCAACGTGGCACGGAGAGACAGGATATTTTTTGCGAAATGAGGGGGTAGGCGATTTCTTCAGAATCAAGAGCTTTTACAAAACCAGCGGAAATTCAGCCGAACCATTCCAAGACATTAGAAAATTGCCTGACATGATTGGCTCTGCCAAGGTGGAAGGACAATTGTTGTCTTTAAGCCAAGGCGTGTATTTCTTCAGTAATTCTGGTGCTGTGGCTGCTTACAACCCGACAAGTGGAATTTGGGCGACTGGCGGTCCAGGAGTCAATTCTTCATCATTCCGACTACTACAAGACACTGATGTTGTTGGCTTTGATGAGCCAACTCAAACATTCCTGGCGGCTTCAGACGGGGATCGCACGGCGTATTTGAGCTTTGATTACAGCCCGAAGGCATTCATTAAATTCAATGAGTCAGACACCACATTTAGTGGGGTCACTTCACGTCCAGCGGGGACGCAGTGGCAAATGTGTATTTTTTGATTCAAATTATCATTGCCAATGAATAACTATTTCATGAAATACTCAAAAGAAAACATGATTAAAGCAGTTCTTGAATCAAAATCAATAACTGAAGTTGCGATATCGTTTGGCCTAAAACCTAGCGGGGGCAATAGAAGCAACTTGAATAAGAAAATCAAAGAATGTCAAATAGATGTTTCTCATTTTACAAAAGAAAAATATACAAAAGAATTGCTCGAATCTGTTGTTATAGATTCCGTTTCTATTTTAGAGGTTATTCAAAAATTAGGGAAAAAACCTGGAGGTGGGACGCATGGATTCATCAAAAGAAAAATTAAAAACTTTGAAATCGACACATCTCATTTTCAAGGACAAAAAGCAAACTCTGGTTTGAGACACAAAGGATACAAAGGAAGGTCTTATCAAGAAGTTTTAATCAAGAGAGAAAAAGGAAGCAGAGAAACGGCTTACATACTTCGTAGAGCTTTAATTGAATCTGGAAGAGAACATAGATGCGAAGGAGTCGGATGTACAATAACTGATAATTGGTGCGGAAAACCAATACAACTTCATGTGCATCACAAAAATGGAAATTGGCTTGATAACGAAAAAGAAAATCTCGAATTTTGTTGTCCAAATTGTCACAGTCAGACCAACAATTATTGTTCTAAGAACAACCGCAAGGAATAAGGATCGCCGTGGCAAATTACTTTCCGCCTACACCTGTTTATCCGAAAAGCTACGATAGTGATTACACGCTGTTCTTGGTCTACAACACCAGCGAAACAATCACGACCGAGGACAATGCGCCTTGGTCGGCAGAAATTGCCATCAAGCCTGTGGCCCCGGATAAGGATGAATTGTGGGCGACCAATGGATTTGCCAATATTGATGGCGAATTGTTCTACTACGATGATGTTGGTTATAACATTTATGGAAAAATCAACAAGTTAAAGAGATGCGCACGCAACATCGGTGGAACTCACACAAAGCATAATCGAACAGGATCGGAAGTTCGTGGATTTGTTATTGCAGAACACCACAATCAAATCGTGGATGCAATCGTAAAGATCGAAGACTTCGTTGGAGCCAACTTCACAGATGAACAAGCGACGTTAGACTGGCGAATTCGCCATCTACAACAACTTCCTGTGATTTTTGATGACTTTAGTTGTCCTGACGTGTCTTTTGACTTCTACATCGTTAGCGACGATCCTGCGACGGGTATTGTCGCACAATACACGATTATTATTGATGGAGTGTTCACCAGTTATCGTTTGGACTTTGGAGACGGGGAATTTACAACTACCTCAACCAGAGGTACGCACCGATACGCACCAAACGCAACGATTGACCCAATCATTACGATTGCTAATTCAAAATGTACCATTGTACAAACGCCGATTGAAAGAGAAGTTGCTACAGAGCCGCCAAATCAGAGCGGCCCGACAAGATTCGAGATCAAAATCCCAACGATCCCGAACATTCCACCTTTCAATCCACCAATACCACCAACGCCGTCCAATATTGTGACGCCGCCTCCAATTGTATTCCCATGTTTAGACATTGGGCCAATTGGACCAATTAACATACCATCGGTCATTGTCATTGAACCGCCAATCAATTTGCCGTCGATCATCGAGATTGTAACGCCATTCAGCTTGCCATCTTTGATTGAGATTACACCAATTGATTTGCCAACACTGATTACCATCACACCAGTAAACATTCCAACCCTGATTAACTTCGGGCCGGTGAACATTCCAACCCTGATTAGCTTTGGGCCGGTGAACATTCCAACCCTGATTAGCTTTGGGCCAGTGAACATTCCAACCCTGATTAACTTCGGGCCGGTGAACATTCCAACCCTGATTAACTTCGGACCAGTAAACATCCCGACTTTGATTAGCTTCGGGCCAGTGAACATTCCAACCCTGATTAGCTTTGGGCCAGTGAACATTCCAACCCTGATTAACTTCGGGCCGGTGAACGTCCCGACTACGATCAACTTCGGGCCGGTGAATATTCCAACACTGATTAACTTCGGGCCGGTGAACGTCCCGACTACGATCAACTTCGGGCCGGTGAATATCCCGACTACGATCAACTTCGGGCCGGTGAATATCCCGACTACGATCAACTTCTGGCCGGTGAATATCCCGACTACGATCAACTTCGGGCCGGTGA